TGACCGCTTCTAGAAGCAACGTCATACAGGGTAGCCAATTCTTTACCAATCTTGGTGTTAGGCCCGTAATTACCAAAAGACCACCCAGACTTCATCGCTTCTTCGCTAACGTCGTTAGCTTCTTCAGGCCCCAAAGCTCGAACCTTGCGGTAGTTACCGCTATTGCGGATTATCTTGTGGGCTTCGCCCATGGCCTTACGGGTAGCTTGCGTACCGTACTCAGCACCAAGATAGGGGAACACAATCATAGGCAAGTTCGACAAGGCGATGAGCCCGGAAGACACGTTAAACCCAAGCGTACCGCCAAACAGAGCCGACTTGATAATACCCGATACATTCTTCGGGGACGGGTTAAAGATAGCGCTAGCGTGCTTTTCGAACTCATTTAGGTAAGCAGCCTGCAGAGAGTTGTCTTTAGGTAGCACGGATTCCTGCGTTATTTCTCCCGTATTGGGGTCTCGCACTTCATCCATTCCTTTACCCAGCATAGCTGTGTAGTCGCGCATGTCATCCAGAGCTTTACTAAGCTTAGGCTTGAACTTCAGGTTAGCAATCTGCCGTGCGCTGCTACGGGTCTTGCGCTCAAATACATCGACCATGTCTTCTAGATGACCGGGGGTATTCTTACGTTTCTGAAGGTTCTTAACGAAAGCCGTTTCTGGCAAAGCATTGATGACCATCTGCATGATGTCATGCTCGATATCGTTAAAACGCTGGACGTTGTCTTGATAGGCCTCTTCAGATTCCCCTGCCTTGCGAGCAGGTTTTTTGCTTTCGATGATTCCCAAAATCTCGTTAATGGTAGACCCCGGAGACATCCTTCGGTAATCGATCTGGTTAATGTTCGAATAAACACGCACCTGCTTCACAGCCGAGTTGTACGCAGCCTGCTTAGCTTCGTTCTGAGGCATACCTCTTCCGAGGTTCTTCTTTAGTTCGTGTGCATACACTTTGTTTTTAAGGTCAGTCTCCACCTTACTTCTTGAAAGAGGATCCTTAAATGCCGTAACGAAAGATTCGTATGCACCGTACTCGTTAGGAACTTCTGCAGCAAGCCAATGATCGCCTTCACGACCCAAAGAGAAATAGGGATGGATAACCCCAGCTTCAGCCAAACGGGTGAGCAGATTCTTCTTAAGGAAGATCTTGGTGTCATGGTCCAGATGCTCGGCTTCGTCAATACGGTTGCAGATTGAGTCCTTGAACTCCTTGAGCATAGCTTGGTTGGTGTTCCGCATGGACTTGTATAGATCCTTCCAAGACTCTCTAAGCTGGCTGTACATACGGCGCACTTCTTCAGCTTTCTGCTTAGTCTTGATATCCGGATCCTTTACGGCGAAAGACCGTTCTTCTTCAGGCTTACTCTTGTTGTGAGCTTTGATGGCTTCTTTACGCGCTTCTGCGCTATCGAAGTACTGGTACTTCATACCCTTTTCAGTACCGTCCGGGTTGAACTCCAAATAACCCATAGAGAACTTAGTAGCCCTATCCATGGACTCAGCATCCGTAGGGTCAACACCATACTTAGTGCTTTCTGCAGCCAGCTTGTTGAATAGATTCTGTTGCTTAGGAGCATCCTTACGTGCCTTCCGGAGCTTGGCCATGTTTACGTCAACAGCCTTGTCTAACAGCCCGTGCAGATAACCGTCTTGGTCTCTGATAACAGAATGGTAGGCTTCAGCCATACCCGGAGGGAAAGCGCCTTTCGCTACGTCACTAAGAGCATGAGTAGGAAGCATACTAAGTATGCCGCTACGAACAGCACCCGTAGCACCATGGATGGCCGAACTTAACGCCGATGCTTGGCTAGCGCCGAACGGATTCACCTTATCTATAAACGCATCTACACCCTGCACCGTCTGGAACGGAGCGTTAGGAGAGGAGAAATTAGAAGGAAGCTGTAATGTTTGTGACCCTACTATTTTTTGCTCAGCATCAGTTAACCCTACTTCACCCGCTTCGGCTGTGCGCTGCATAGAAGCTTCGGATAATCCAAACGCTGCGTCTAAAGCCGTATTCAGATCTTTCCCACGAATACCAATTTTATTTAGGTAATGCTTTACCACATTGACCAATCTATCCCACAAAGACTGGTTCTTATTGAATTCAATAGATTTCAAGTAATCTTGGAATTCTGGATTGGTTTCCGCCTCAGCAAGGAACTCCATAGGAGTTGAAAGTCCGTAATAAGAAGTCTTACCATCTGCTTTGGCTTGCTTGACCACTTTAGTGTGTAGCATATCTAAGGATTGTCTCAGATCCCTATCCTGCGTGTACCCTTTTACTGTAGCGGCATGGACAGCTTCATGGAACACAGCATGCCAACCGCCGCCATCATGAATTTCGATAGAGCCACTTTTAGCGTTAAATTTACCCTGCTCTCCCGGTTCGCCTTGTGTGTACGATATGGGAGTTGATGCTACATGCGGTATCTTAGTGAGTCTTTCAGCGAGAGATTTGTACGCGCTATCTGGCACTGTATCCAGATGATGCTGAATTGCTTCTCCTACCGTAGTGGGTTTAACTTTCTGGTCCGCAAGTGACCTCTGAGTAAGGAACTTTTTAACCTGAGCGAATCCGGTTTGATCTGTATCTCTAGCCGGAATTGTAGGTGGCTCCGGAGCTGTTTCTACAGGCGTAGCTTTCTGTTCTGGGGGTGTCAGTGCACCCGGCTGTGACGGAGTTCCTCCGATAGGCCCACTAGGTACAGGTTGAGTAGGTGCCACTCCTCCGGTTTCAGATACCCCAGTTCCTTCGGTGGGTACACTTGGTTCGGGTTGGCTAGGTACTCCAGTGCTTTCTCCAGATCCTCCAATGGGAGCTCTAGCTGCAGGGGCGAGTCCGGATTTGTTGAATTGGAATTCCTCACCGCGTGGGATTGTGAATCCTTCTTGAGTTGCATAGGGCATAAGCCCGCGGACAACCTCTTCGACACCAGTCTTGGTTGACTTTGCGAGGACTGAATTGGCACGTACCTTGGAAACGATGTTCTTAACGTCTTTGAGCTGTGCGGGGTCGGATATGTCTTTCCCAAGGAGTTGTTTGAAATAAGGTGACCTAGGATTAAGTCCAGTAGCTTTAAGCCTATCCGCGTCAATAACAGTACTAGCACCTCTAGGGCGCTCTGCAGGGCCGACGTCAATCTGTCCAAGGTAACCTTCTCCCGGTTGTGGACCCGGTGCCACAGGGGGCTGCGCCAAGTCTTCTGCAAACATATCGGACTGCTTGAGGCCCGCTTTAGTCCCTTCCCTACGCAGCTGCGCCGCTCTTAGAGCTTCCCTATTAGAAGCCAACCAGTTCTGAGTGGCAAAAGCTTTTTCGGGATCGTACTGGTCACGGAACGCTTGTTCCTGTTGCTGTCTCTGATAAGCATCGGCTTCTTCTTGCGAAGAAAAAGTAGGACCACCTTGGGTGCCGTAATAATCTGTGGGTACGGGCGGTGCAGGCAGCAAACCAAATTTGGTTTCTTTATATTCCGGAGGTTGCCATGAAGGTTGTCCATCCAGCGGTTGCTCTTGCTGTTCTTGCTGCCCCTGCGGTTGCTCTTGCTGATTTAGAAGCTGTTCTCTACGATCGATTTCGGCTTGACGCGCATCTTTAATACGCCCTGCTTGAATAGCTGCACCGGGAGTGCTGACGGCACCGCCTCCAATGGCACCCCGAACAATAGACTCCCCTACGTTATCTAGTAGGTCTTTATGTGCACCAGCGTAGTTAGACGCAAGGTTATCAATAGTCTGCTGTGCGCCTTCTGTGAGTCCCTCACCTGCAGCGTCTTTAGCTACTTCAGTAGCAAACGCTCTTTTCCAAGTAGTAGGGAATACGTTAGAGTCTTTGATAAGCCCAAAGGCAAGTCGGCTTTTTCCAGCCGAGGATAACTGATTAAGTACATGACCCGGAACAATCGTATCTAGTATAGACTTAACGCCACCAAAGGCAGCGGCTACGCCGGGATGCAGTTGTCCAGTATCACTGTAAATCTGTTCGTAGGTTTCCGGAACATTAAGAGCAGCGGCACCTGCGCCAAGCCCAGCGGTCATACCCGCTTCAGCGCCTTTAAGGCCGGCCATACCTAGACGTTTTTCAGCTAAGTTAGCGGCATACGCTTCTGCTGCCTCCCCCGTTAATCCCGCTTCCGCGGCTCGTGCTAATGCCGCTTCCTCAAGACCTTTAGAGGCCAATGATTTTGCGAGCATACCCCCGCCAATACGCCCAGCAATACCGGGACCAAGCATGGTTGGTATGTTGTAGGCCTGTTCACTTACGGCCTCAGTTGCATACTTGGGGATATCGCTAATGTCACGAATATCGTGGAAGGACTTAAAAGCAGTCGGGTGAGCTTCTTCCATCTCCCGCATGCGGGTCTGGTACTCATCCATCTTACGCTTAGCGTAATCGTCATAACCAAGCGCTTTAGCTCCCATAGAAGGGAGTAGCTCTAAACCAGCGCCTTTAACCTGCTCTAAGCTTCTAGCCGCGCCCTGCTTCGCAATATACGATGCAGGAAAATCCCTAACGTCTATATCCGGTTCTTCTTGCTTACCTTTACCGATCAGCGAATTTGCATCGCGTAGGATCTCATCATCCGACATGGTGTCGGGGTAGTTTTTCCGTCCATATCCGGGGATGTCTATGTAAGCCATTAGTCTTTAATCCAAAGAGTACTGAGAAGGATCGAATGAAGTTGACCGTCGGTTAGATTGATAAGCCTCGTTTAAATCATTAACGTACATAGATTTGTTTGTCGCATCTAATTGTGCTTTGGCTTTCTGGTAGGAAGGGTTACTAGGATCCTTAATCTCAGTCAAAGCATCTTGATAGATTTTGGGTAGTTTATTAAATCCGGGTGTACCTGTGGGATCGCCAGTATACTTATCTTTTATCTTTTGTTGGGTAGTAGCACCTATATAACCTTTACCACCCGATCCACCTGCACCTGCAGCTTGTAGTTTAGCTTGCTGCAACGCTAGTTTGGCAGGTATAGCCGCGGTTTGAGCTCTGTTTTCCATTGCACCAGAGCGTGCCAGATCTGCTTGAGCCTCGAACAGACCCTTATGGGCATCGTAGTAGTCCTTGGTAATGCCAAGCTGGGTCAAAGTGTTGTCGAGATCCTGACCTTTGAGGCCCATATCTACTACTTGCTTAACGCGCTGCTGCTTACCTGCATCGAGCTGTTCGATACCCTTTTGATAGGCATCCACGCCCTGCATTGCGCCTTCACCAACATTAACACCGAAGAACGGAGATCTGCCGCCCATGATGCCCAGACCGGCTCTAAGCAAAGCCATATTCTGAACTTGCTTCAACTTATCAGTATCGTCCGCGCCTTGGCCAAGGATCATATTACGTAGGTCTTCTCTGCCCGCACGCTGTTGCTGCATCAATTTATCGAAGTCCATCCCACCCGTAGTAGGAGCAGCTTGCGCAGGAGTCGTATCTGCCGGCAATCCTTGCGGTAAGTTTATAGCAGGAGCAGCCCTAATACCCTGCGGCTGTGCAGTTCTATTTATATCACTTGCGCTCAAAGTAGGTGTAGGCGGAGCTTGTGGAGCTGGTGTAGTTTGTGGAGGTGTAGCACCTCCTGATTTATCCCCACCCATAACCAAGTTATAAGCTTTATCTTGTATGTAATTAGAAGCAGGGCCAGATACGTTTTGATGCCACCAGTCAGAAGCCTGATCTAGCATAGATGGCCCTTGCTGAGACTGCGCAGCTAATTCACGAGCCTTAGACGGAGAGGGTTGCGTAGTACTGTAATACCCTTTTTTGTTAGCCTCTAAAGCAGCCTGTCTAGCTTTGTATTCATCAGAGTAACCGCCCGGAGGTGTGTTCATCCAATCAGCTATCGCTGAAGGGTCTATACCGAATGATGGATCATTGACAAATTTTTCATTAGGGTTTGATCTAACCTGAGAGCCATCTTCACCGCTAAACGCAACGATGCCGCCGCTGGCGAAAGAGTCTGGGAGGTTGCTCTGTGCTGAGTCAATACCACGAGAGGGAGCAGGCCGCTGGCGATCGGTCGCCGGAAGGGTGGGCGCGGGGGGTTCTTCCGGACGAGTTACCTGATCCGCAGCCTGCATAACTTGTTCCCCAATAGGGGGTTGATTCTGGCTCTGTTGCCCTTGTAGAGCAGCCATAGCCTCTTGTCTTTCTTTAGTTTTCTGCTGGATAAGCGGGATGCCTATGTAGGACGGCAGTGATCCATCCTGTACAGATTTCTGAAGCTGAGCGATGCTTAACTTCTGGGCATTAGCCATATCACTTAGTGCATCACCGATCATACAGCCTCCATCCGAGTGCCAACCATGTCGTAATTAACGTACTTGTATCCGTTATCGAGTACACCCACTGCATCCGGAATAACCCGCTCAACTTCCTGAGCCATAACACCGCGGTACCTAATTGAAGGATCGCCAAACTCAGGCTTGTAGTTAAACTCGAATAGAGTAATACCGTTCTTCAACCGGCCAACCGGTTGAATGTTCTGCTTTGTGCGTACATCAGACATCGCATTTGAAAGACCCAGACCTGCAATACCAAGACCCGCTGTTGTAGACGCAGCGTTAGGAGCAGCCGTGTAATTCTGCGAAGTCGTAGACGATACCGGCAAGCCGTGAAGAAGATCGCTAAGGAACGAATACTGCTGGTACGGGTACTGCTGTGCAGTAGAGTAATCAGTCATAGCCTGATTAATAATGTTCTGCTGCTGTTGCTGCTGAGTTCCACCGGTCTGAGCCTGCAGTCCGTAAATCCCTTCTTGAGCCGTAAGTGCGTTCTGCCCGATATTTGCAAGGTTAGTAGCCTCAGTACCTGCCTGACCATATCCCTGAAGCCCTAGTTGCTGAGCATTGATACCCTGTCCGATACCTTGAAGACCTGTTTGAGCGCCGGCCAGACCTGTCTGAGCACCTTGGATACCAAGCCCCTGACGTTGGATGTTTTGACCTACGTTCTGAGTAAGTGCATTAACAGCGTCTGTATACGCTGAGTTGTACGCATTACCTACCAAATTAGACTGGGCGATGTTACCCGCCTGTTGGTTAAGAGCGTTGGCTAACGCCTCACGAGATCCACCGAAAGCCCCGGATGATGTAGCTGCTGATTGTTCCTGAGCGCCCTGAATACCCGTCTGCTGAGCAAGTAACTGCTGCTGCGCCGGGAGGTTGTAATCCATGAACGTGCTCATCAAGTTCTGCATCGTCGTAGGATCTTGGATCTGGTTAATCAGCTGGTTCTGTGAACCTAAAGCCTGAGCACCAACACCCGCCCCCATAGCGCCGTACCCAGCGCCTTGCGCCCCATAACCAAGAGCACCACCAGTAAGGCCCGGAGCAGCGCCGCCTGCTACACCCAATGACCCTTGAGCGGCTTGTCCAGTTATATCAGAGGCTTGACCAAACTGACCCGGAAGCTGAAGTCCTGCAATACCAGCCTGAGACTGTTGCTGAAGAGGGGTGAAACCCGCTACATCCTGACTAGCCTGACTGAGCGCTTGGTTTACTGTGCTAGGAGATTGAGCCGAAAACGGCGTGTATGGAGTAGTCCCTGTAATGTTTCCATTAGCGTCTTGTGTAAACGCCTGATTCATAGCCCCGCCAAGCATCGCTGTGGCATAAGGCTGCAAATAGGTAGGGATAGTAGTATTAGTTACCTGCGATGTAGTGTTCGAAGGTTGCGCCGAAGGTGGATTGCCACTCATAATTTAATCTCCATAAGAACGGCAACTTCACTAAAGCCGTGTTTCTTAATTAACCTAGCCATAGAAGGCCTAACGGTTCCTTGGATTTTAGTAGCGCCCTGCAGTCCGAGGACAGCACGTAATTGTAGGAAGGTATCCTTCCCTGTAATCATTTTACCGCCAATAGCGGTTATAAAGGCCACTCTGTGGTTTGGCCCGTTATCGAAAAAAACAGTAGCCGCACCCTGAATCTTATTATCAGAATCTACCGCCACAATCAAGGTCTGTTGCCCCGTGCATACAAAGGCTTTAAGCTGCTCTATAGTGTAATCCCCGTTGGAATACTTAACAGCTTCCTCGATATAGGCTTCTACCAAAGGCCAAACCTGAGCAGCGTACTGCACAGTTACAGGCTGTACTACTAGAGTCATGCGGGTAGTGCCTTAGTTGCTTTGGAATCCACAGCTACCTTACCTTTACCGGTCGTCTTGCGACGAGACTTTTGTACCCGATCCATCATATCGTATAGCTTACGCGCACCAGCATCCGAAGAACCATTACCCAGTTCTGACACGATACGCGCCGGCACCACGAACTCCCCATCCGCAAGGCGAGCAGGCTGTTTATCAGCAATAGTGGCCGGCACGGAATCTGATACTCCATCTCCCGGACCTTTAATCATACGACCACCGTCAGAATACCCACCCAGATCCGTAATGCCTCCTTCGGCAAAATGGTTAGTCTCTTCACCGGTAAGTGGGTTAGTAGTGGGCTCATAACTAGACATGGCCTGTTGAGCACTTGTCGGCATTTGGGATGGTGATGAATAGAAGTTCATCTTCTGCTGACTCATGGGGTATGCACCGCTACTCATAAAGTCCATCTTATCCGTACCAGAAGCCATCAAAGAAGGATCCGAATTCTGCAGAGAAGCAATCCCACCATCAGCATACCCTTGCGCGTAATTGAGATAGCCGGTATATCCAGCGGGTTGTTTCTGGAATGTAGAAGGATTGAACTTATACCCAACCAGCGGGTTGTATGCAGGGCCGGGAGGTGTAGCTTGAGAAGGCGAAATGCCCCTACCTAAAATACTACCCAGAACTCCACCAGCACCTACGGTCATTAACGGGTTTTTACCAAAGAATGAATTCTTAAGTGATGCCGCAGCAGTTTGTTGAGGTGTTAAAGCAGGTGCTGTTTGTGCGGCCTGTGAACCAGTCTGACTTCCAGTTGTATCCAGAACATCGTTCATGTTAGCCAAAGGGTTATACTCTTGAGCTGAAGTACCGGGAAAGCTAGATGCTATTTGTTCGCTAGTAATATCAGGAGTTAAACTACTAATTGGAGTATCGATAGCGTTAGCTACGCTACCAGCAGCAGAGGGGGTAGCAGATGCGGCAGCAGCGCCACCGCCAGCACCTATAGCGGAACCGATACCACCCGTAAGTCCTCCACCGAGAGCACCAAATAAAGCGCCCTGTCCAACATTCCCACCAGTAAGAGCGGAAGTGGCTGCGCCCATACCAGCCCCACCTAAAGCGCCAGCGCCAACGGCTCCAATTCCACCGGCTACAGCTTCGCTGGCTCCAGCTTCGAGAGCAACCCCACCAATAGCTGCAGCGATATCTACAAAACTCATGATAATTTCTCCAGAAGCTTAGTAGCCTCGATGTTTACTTTGCGGGCTAGGCGGTAGCACACCGTTATCTCTTCGCCTTCGTATATGGTTCTAGCAGCTATTGCTACTATGCGGTTGGGTTCGGCGCGGAATACACAGTTAGGATTAATGCTGTGGTTAGTATACCTTCCCATGGGCGTGCGCATAACACCTAATCTAGTCACACCAATAAAATCACCAGCGTCGTAATCCTTATCAGCAAATACACCTTTACCTTCAATCACAGAATCAGCGATGTAGTACCCGGTGTCGCCAGCCATATCGTCTGACCAAGTTCTAGGATTTTCAGAAAGGTTACGTGCCCACTTCTCGTTAGTGTTATTTTCTACAAGCACTCGCATGTAGTCCTCGCGGTCTACTTCTTCCTGAGAATCGCAAACAAGTGTAGCTTCCAGCTTTTCCACATCTTGTTCCTCGGTTGCATGCACTGTGATCCATTCGACATCGTCGTGAGCGTAGACCGCCCTCCGGGTACCCGGCTTTGTGATAAATACTGATGGAGCCACAACTTCTGTCTTAACACCTTTCTCATCTACTACAGTGCAACTACCTTTAAGAGCGATCGTGATGTGTTCCGTCTTATGCACCTTAGTTAAAACCGCTGTACCACCGGGTACAAAAATACGACGCCCGTACAGTCCGGGCGTATGGTAATGCTCAAGTGGCGGATCTATTTGTTTGACCTGACCCGATGTGATGGAGTCGGCCATAGCCGCCTTGAACTCTTTCAACGTAACTCTAGGTTTTTCAACGGAATTCATAGTGGAATCCTATCACATTACATCGCTGATACGAAGCTAGCTGTAAGCACTACCGAGGGTGCGCCCGGACTGATAAAAGGCGTTGTAATCGCCGGAAGGTAGTTAAGCTGAACCTGAGTAGAATTGGTAGACCAATACATTTCTAAGTAGTCGGTAGGCAACATCTTTATGAAGAAATTAGCCGCTGCGACCTGATAACCCGGCTGACCCCCGTGGGTACTAACCACTGAAAACACACTAGCGCTGTTGGCGACAGGGACACCATTCTTCCTAAAATAAATGTCTACGTCATGGGTCTGCGTATCTGAATTCGTAGTCTGCACACTAAACGCAAAGTTGTATATACCAGCGTACTGCACCGTTATATCGTTGGCCGCGTTAAGACTCACCCCGTTGGAGAAATCAGTGCTGTTAAGATTGACATGCTGCGGAGTGTTAGCAGCGACGGCGGTCTGGGTAACTGTGCTACTAAAAGCACCATAAGGAAACCCTAAGTAAATAGCACTGGCTCCCGTAGAGAATGTCTGAGTAAAAGCATCTATCTGGTTGAAGTACAACCTAAGCACGTTGTTAAGCTGGTCTGAAAACTGTTGGCTGTACTCTACCGGAGGGATAGGTAAGTTAGGTGCTTTAGTATCTTTAAGAGATAACAGCTTTTGCTGGGTAATATTTGAAGTCATGATTACCTTCTGCCATCAGGGCGCACGCTAATGCGGGGAGTTCCAAGCTGCCATGCCGCTCCTATGCTATTAGATTCAATCCTGAAACACATCTGACGACCACGAAGTCGCGTGTAAACCTGCCCAGTGAATTGCTGAACTTGGTATTCAGATACGTTAGTGTAGTTCTGAGCGCTGATAACTTGAGGAGTATCTGCCACACCGTACGGTGTACCTGAGTTGTATCTTGGCGTAATAGTCATCGTCACATAGGGATTGTTGACCGTAGACCCATTGAAATTAATATCTGGGAGGATGCGCCATACGAACCCGAAGTTGTGACCGTCACCTATGTCAAAGTCAGAAGACTGAGCGTAAGCGTAGATCGGATACGTAGTAGACGTAGCGTTATCATCCGTACCTGATTCGTGGTATAGAAGCCTGTTATTGTAATCAGCAGCTACGGGATATGGCAGCATACCAGATTGAATCCAAGCCGATCGTCCATTAAGTGCATCGAAGTTACCCGTTACCGGGTTGTAAGTACTCCACGTACCGTAGTACCAGACTCTATCCAAGTAGTTATATACGACGTATTTGTCTACAACGGTGCCACCGCTGTTTTTACTTATGTAACACCACCAAATTTCGTTAAATCCGTTATTGGTTCCGGAAAAAACTTGGTAGGCTTGGTCGTAGTTGATATCTTCAAAAATGTATTGCTTTAAAGTACACGGCAGCACTTCCACTCTACCGGTGTAGATATAGAACCGGTCACGCCCCATCCAGTACGTAGCGTTGTTAACCGTAATCGGAGAGTTGGGAGACATGCAGGTAATATTGTCCATAAGGATCTGAAAGCCCCAAACGTAGGGCGCACCTACATACTGCATTGAATACAGCGCGGTGTCAGTCCAGATAAGAATTTCTTGCCTAGTAGCTCTTGAGCACAGGATGTATGACCCGTTAGTTAGCTGATATTCACCAGATTGGTTGGTGATAATTGGGATCCATTGGTAGGGGTTTGCCTGATCTGACCATCTAACCAGCAACGGATTAAACTCAGTTCCCGCATTATTGGGGTTGTAAGAGTTAGATCCGAACGCAAGAACAAATTCCTGAATGGCCGAAGTGATGACCTGATAAGTAGCTACAGGAGCAAAAGCCCCAGCGTAGGAAAATGAATAGTTACCCGAACTGGCTGATGTGGTTGTTTTTGTAATTGGTACAGTGGTAGACCCAGTCACATACGATGAAGACACCTGCGTATTGGCAGGAAGTCCAGTGCCGGTTATAACCATGTACGGATAGACGTTAGGCGCTGCAGTAGAAGATACCGTGATGGAAGTAGCTCCTGATCCGAACGTGGATGCGTCCGTGAGTGCTGTCGTAGTGTTAGCCAAAGCTGTTATGGACTGTGACCTTGTAGATACCCCACTTGAATCAGCCCAATAGAAAATAGGACCACCGCGAGGTGATATAACTAAGTCAGTACCAAAGTTGTCGTTAGACCACAGACGCAGCTGTTCCCCGATACCAGTCGCATAGGAAGAGCCCCAAGTACCACGAGACCAAGGGCCAGCGCCCCATCCAGTACCTACGCTATACACGTTAAGGCCTATGGGGTATTCGTATTGAGCAGTTACCGTACCACCACCTGTAGTCGTAGATGTAGCGTTAGAAGCCGCTTGTATGGTGTACTGCGTAGAAGATACAGAACTAGCTACCTGATATTCCCCAGATATAGTCAAACCGCCTACAGCGGTGCCACCTGAAAAAATTACAAAATCACCCACATTAGGGGTGTATGTACCATCAGTTACAGTTACGATAGGGCTACCATTGTTGGTAGCAAAAGGATTTGTCAGGGTCGAAGTCTGGGTGATTGGCGTTATATCGTTGTACGTACCGCCAGAAAATATATAGTACTTAGTATTAGTACCTACACCTAGATAAGAAGCGCCGGCTCCTAGATCCCCAGCCAACCAAGACCACAGCGATCGGCACACTCCGTTATAGGTTGCAGACACAACTTGACTCCACCCACCTATCTTTTCTGGGAAACCAGAACGAAACCTAATCTTATCGCCATAACTCCAACCGCCCTCGTTCGAATAGTCGGTTCCTTCGAGATTTAAACCCGGACGAAATTGAAGTTTTTGAAGTTGCACGGTGTGCTCCTATTAAGGGAGTTTAGCTAGTTGCATATGCATCCCATCTTTTTTCTTCCAAGTGCCACCCCAGTCGAACCCAGCATCAGTAAAACATTTGACCAATTCAGGGGACATAGTGGGTTCTTTTCCGAAACCGTTCCATGCAGCGTTGACATCGATCGCCAGTCCCCAAGAATGCAGGGACATGGTAGCACCCCCACGTTTTTTACGAATGTTAAAGCATCCGTCCCAAGTTTTGACCTGATTAGCAAGTCCACGGGAGTTAATATTACTAAATGCTTGATTTAGTGCAGGTACGATGTCCTTATTGCAGTAGATTTTCTTAGGAATGGCCCCATGCTCCAGATTAGAAGGTACATCCCACACCTGCATGAATTTGAGTTCGTTCTTTTCCGGATCACCATATCGAGCTAGACAGTCTTTAGAAGTGAGCATTTCAGTCGTTTCCAATGAGTCTTAGTTGAGTAGCTGCTAGCATAACCTGCTGACTAGACTTGTTAGCTTCTACCATCTCATTTTTGAAGTCGTCTATCGCCGTAGCGGTGTTCAGCTGACGCATTGAGTTCTCTACCATAAGCACCGGAAGCCAATGTATACCGCACCCACTTTCGTCAGTAGTTTCACCCGTATTAGGGTTAGTGCCAGCTAGTTTGACGTACCAAGCGCATTGATGGATCTTACCATCTTTAACTTCTCGGCACTTTGATCCTAGCGGGCAGCTGATTACAGTCTCAATATCATTCATTGGTCGTTGGTACTTCAGGGATTACTGGCTGTCCGGGGGTTTGATCCACAGGAATTATGTACCATCCCTTATCGTCGTTTACTAGCTTATAGCCATTGGGGATAATTGGTTGTACGTTTTCTGGATTAGTAGAATTCATAAGTCACCTAGTTCTTTTGGCAGATAATCATATTGACGTAACGCGGAGTCCAGTTAGTCTGGCTCGAACCACCATCTGTACCACCACTAAAGCTATGCGCATGTCCCGGATCATTGATATACACACCGGTTGTGTTCCCGTATATACCGATACCTGTGCCGGCTGCATACGTACTATGCGTACCGTTAAATGACTGAAACGGATTAGCGCCACCGGGAGGAGAAGCCCCAACTTGCACTCCATTATCAGTATGGGCGTGGCCGGGATCATAAACTCCGTGCGCATGGCCCGGATCGCCTATATAGGTGCCAGTAGTTGCGCCTGCAGTGCTACCTGAAAACCCGTGTGTATGATAAGGAACTACGTTCATCAAAGTCGGATCACTAGAGCCACCAGTACCACCGCCAGTAGAGTTAACTACCCTAAGCATCCGGTTATTGGCAGTGTCTGAAGTGTCCTGCGTCCAGCCAGCGGGGGCGGTTCCTTGGTTAAATACAAGCCTAGTCCCTGAAGGGAACGAATCTACATTATTTCCAGATATAGTTACCGTAGATGAGAATGTAGCTGCGCCGGTCACACCAAGCGTACCACTCACCGTGGCATTAACCAACGTGGTATTGCCTGTTACACCGAGCGTTCCAGCTATGGTCTCATTACCATTAATTGTCTGATTCCCACCTACGGTGCTGTTACCGTTGATGTTAAAGTTGCCCGTAGACGTAGTCTGCGCTGCAAAGAAGTTTGCTCCATCACAAAAAACTTGAGCCGTGTACCCGTTAGGGATAGAGATAATAGACCCTGAAGCACCGCCAATCGTAATAGCGTACCCACCTGACGTGTTGTTAGACACGACGTAGAATTTCGAAACCAGCGGGGCGATGACTTGGTAAATACCGGAATTAGTACCTCCGATATTCAGCACCATGGCATGAGCTTCACTCAACGTGCCGTTAAGGTTAGACAACGTGTAGTTGGCGTTCGCCATCGTTACAGACACAACCCCAGACACAGACTGTTCGATCATCTGCCAGTTGGTGTTGGTAATAGATCCCCACGTATTAGAGTCTTCGCCATTGGCCATCAACGACAGCTTAAGGCTGGTAGAGTACGAAGTAGACATGGTGTTTCTCCAATACGGGGTTGTAGTTTACTGTGCTTTTATGCCAGCTGCGGGGTTAGTAGCGATCCTATACCAGCTGTAAATGATGCTGATTGTAATTGACCAGCCGTTTGCTACGGTGTGAAGGTCAGTCCCACCGACGTTAAGATCGATCCCAAAGTCTCCGAGCAGAACGACAACCGCTGAAAGAAGGCCATACAGCATAGCTGCACCCGCCTCTGCATTCGTGAGAAGAGTACTAAATTGAATCGCCTTACCCTGTTCAAGTACCTTAGCTGCATTCGGGATAGCCGTAAAAATGTTCATTATTTTGCACCATGCTTGATTAAAAGCTCGATAAATACGATCGCGTGCTGGACAGCTTGCTCGCTAAGAAGAAGTCCCTGTTCCTTAAGGCTGTTGCGCACACTGTCGTGCAGCTCTTCCGCGGAGATATTCTTGTCCGCCCACTTGTCATATTCGGCTTCGACCTTGTCCAGAATTCCTGAGCCCAGAACATAACCTGCGAGAGCGTGAATAAGACCTTTTACGATGATGGATTCCATATGTACCTCTTAAATTTAAATATTTGCCTTGGGGCGATTACTGCGAATCGTCTATGTTAGCCCAGTTTGGGGATTGGGTGTCAGTTATATTTGACCACGTTCCGGTCTGAGTGTCGTTTATACCATTCCAAGAAGAAGTCTGTGAGTCATTGATCTGGATCCAGAAGATTATTTTACTCAAAATGTCCGCAACGGTTAGGGCTTCTACTATGGACACGTTAAAATTAGCCAAAACGGTAGGTGTGTCTAGGACACTTAGGGATTCCGTTATAGTCTGCAAGAATGCACTGTTTTGTGCGCTTGAGTCTGCCGATGTCAGGGCCTCTGTAATTGACTGTAAGAACGTACTAGCCTGTGAACTTGAGTCTGCCGATGTCAGGGCCTCTGTAATTGACTGTAAGAACGTACTAGCCTGTGAACTTGAGTCTGCTGTTGTCAGAGCTTCCGTAATGCTGGATTTGAACTGAGCCGCGATAGCTGGCGTATCCGCCGACGTTAGGGCTTCCGTAATGCTGGATTTGAACTGGGCTGAGATAGCTGGCGTATCCGCTGACGTTAGGGCTTCCGTAATGCTGGATTTGAACTGGGCTGAGATAGCTGGCGTATCCGCTGACGTTAGGGCTTCGGTTATAGAAAAGACATACGCAGTCGAGCCTGTAGCGGCGAAGGGACTTGCAGCGAAAGAGCTAAAACCGAACATAGTTAGTACTAAGGTAGTGTAGCAATAAACGCATTAGCCTGATCTTGAGTCATGGCGTTACCATCAGGATCTTCGAGCGTAGCGCCAGCGAGTACGTCAGATTTGAACTTCTGGTAATCGGTGTTCATGGGATCGAAAGGGATGAAGGCGTTGTCTGATAGACGCTGCACCGCATCAACACTCTGGGTAATTGAGTTTTTAATCTGCTTATACATTTCCATTTATATCTCCGCTGATGCTGACCAACTAGTACCAAAGTATCCAGTGCCGGTTGCAGTTGCAGAAGCTGAAACACGCATACCAACTTCGCCTGATGAAGTTACTGTAATTGTCGAAAAGTTTAAAGAAGATTGAGACCCAAGCAATGTCACCGTTGCAGCATTTCTTTTTGTTACTGCGTATTTACAAGGAACATAATAAGTTGCTCCATTGGTTACATTTCCTGACCAAAAACAAGATACATCTGTTGGTAAAGTTAACCCTGCGTATTCATAATACCTCTGACACAACGCCAGTTCAGTACCATATGGTCTATAGTCAAAGCTAGTGGCTGTTGAGCCTTTTTCAAGTTGGACGCCGGTGATTGTGATCGTGCCGGAAGTGAATGCGCCGTTGTTATTTGGTGAAATGTTTAAATAAATACCGTTAGTGACTCCGCTCGGAAGGCCGGTTATTGTTGCCGTGAATGTTGTTGCTGTCGAAGTAGCAGACCAAGTTCCAGAAGTTATTGTTGGCGCAGAAGTATAATTATCTTGAGATCCCGCATATCCAATTAACCATTGAACAGTTTGCGCGGAAGATACCGCGATATTTGCTTGTATCGTTATCGTTGCCCCAGAAAGATCAGAACAGTTATAAGATTCAATTCTTTGCTGAAAAACTGTGCTGGTATTGCTTGCAGCGCCTGTAATCTGAGCGGCATTTCTAAAACCCGATGGACCAGAGACTTGAGCCACTGTAGCTGGAGCCGCTCCTCCCCAAAAAACAACCCACCTGTCAAGCGTATAAGATCCAGTAGCAGGCGCACTAAACGATGTACCCCTCTGAGCAATTCCCATAGCACCATTGATGAACCTGTTTTTGAAGCCGAAGGTGTTGGGGGTGTTTATGGCATTGGCGAAGGTGGGGTTCTGGTTGTTGTCGATCGTGAGTGCAGTTACAGCGGTGCCACTTGAATTCGTAGTCTGAAGCTGTAGGGTACCGTCGTTACCCGCTGCGTTCTTTAAACCAGATGTACCGCTAAGTACACCATTGTCACTGGTAATTATAGAAGAAGTCATTATGCACCCTTAGAAAACAAGCCAGCGGTTACCGCTAGGAACAGTGACCGTAACACCAGAAGCAACTGTAACCGGTCCGACAGAACTCCCATTAGCCCCGGTTGGGAATGTAAAGCTTGTACTTACGGTAGCATTATTGAGAACTACCCCGTTACTGGCATAAGTTTCTGCCCCCTGCACAAGACCCGCCGCGGTTAGCGCTGCCGGTAGAGTTACGTTACCTGATGCGTCTTGATATACAGCTTTCTCTGCTGGATACGTTACGAATACACTCTGCACCCCTGAGCTGAAATTGGTTAATGACCCACCGTTAGAAGACGATATTACTGTAGTTCTTGCTAGGGTGTTACCAGAAGATGTGTACGTACCGATACCTACTTCCCAGTTGGCTCCGCCTTGGTCCGCGATCGTGTAGTAGCAAGTATTAGCGTTGCCCACACCCGCAGAGAACGTCTGATATCCAGTAACCGCACCAAGCAGAGTAACCGTACCTGTGCCGGGGCTATTACAAGTTTCCTGTACGCGATCTTTAAGTGTCAGAGCCATCTTAGTTCCTTACGGTAGCGTAGCAATAAACGCATTAGCCTGATCTTGAGTCATGGCGTTGCCATCAGAATCTTCGAGCGTAGCGCCAGCGAGTACGTCAGATTTGAACTTCTGGTAATCGGTGTTCATGGGATCGAAAGGGATGAAAGCATTATCAGAAAGACGTTCAACCGATCTAATCCCGTCCGGTAATGTGCTTTGGATTTGTTTATAGGTTTCCATTTCTTATAACTCCGCTGAAGCGTTCCATGCAGTGCTGAATGCACCGCCTCCTGTAGCCGTTAATATGGCTTTGGTTATTTGCTGAGTAGCTGTAGAAGCTGAGTCAGTTGCAATACCACTAGCATTTGAATAACCCGTTCCAGTATAAGAAACTGTTGGAACTGCTCTTTTGTACGCTTGATAAGATACTGTGGCAGATATGGCATTCGCAGCAAGTCCGTAGCTATCTATTCTGGACCAACCTGTCTCATAATACCTCTGACACAGAGCCAATTCCGTACCATACGGTCTGTAATCAAAACTTGTGGCGGTTGCGCCTTTTTCTAGCTGAACGCCGGTGATGTAGAACGTAGCGTTAAGCGTTGAAACTATTGATGTCGCGCCAGTTGCAGATAAATATGCACCACTAGCCCAAGAACCTGCTGTCCCGCTGTTTGTTGAGCCAACCCCCATTGCAATACTTACATACAAACCACCACCATTTGTCGTGGAAGCTGGGGCATATGCCGTATTAGCAGGGATGTTTACTGTTATATACGTCCAAGTATTTGCGCTGGAAATTGTGTATAAAAACGGATACGAACCGCTGCCGCATTGAATTGATCCACCAAATGAACCCGTTACGCTTGAGTAAACATAAAATGACAAAGTGGCCGCTTTTGCATTAGCAGTCCCCCACCCAAAATCAGCTATGTTATAGCCTTCAATACCCTGATAAAAACGAAAATAATCACTAGCACCAAGCGTAGCGGTTGCAGAAACAGCAACGCCTAAATAGTTAATAAACCCAGCAGGAGGAGTTGCAGAATTTATGTTTTGTCCCCATGTCAGCTTTGGTGTTTGCGTTGCTTGATATATCCATCTATCAACTGTGTAACTAGCTGATGTACCAGTTGCCCCAGCGTTCCGCTGGTCAATCATCATCGCCCCATTGATGATCCTGTTTTTGAAGCCGTAGAGTCCTACTGCTGTATCGCCCCAGCTAGTTACTACAGAATCTACATTGATAGCGCCATAGGTCATGTCTGTACCTTACGGTAGGGTTTTAATAAAAGCGTCTGCTTGTTCTTGATATTTTTATATCTTAGAAATATGCGGTTACGACGATTACGCCAGAACCACCTGCACCGCCTGAGGATGCACCGCTACCTCCATTACCACCCGCACCGACAGAATATGCGTAAGAAGTAGCAAGTGAAGTAATAGTTGCCTCAATATAACCACCTGCACTGCCCCCAGAAGAAGAACCTCCTGAAGAATTATCACCTGCTCCACCGCCTCCAGCCCCCGTATTTGCAACTCCAGCGCCACCACCTGCACTGCCTCCGCCAGCTGGACCCCCACCGCCAAATGGATTAGTCCCGCCATAGGGTCCCGGTGCAGACGCAACTCCGGTATTTAGCCCTCCTGTTCCACCTTGTAATGCCAAGCCACTAGCCCCCGCGCCGATTGTTGCGGTACCGCCAGCCCCCGGACTAGCCGATGCTCCACCTGCACCGCCACCATTACACGTTAATAAAGATGATCCAAAAGTTGTTGCACTTCCAGCAGTACCATTAGTTTGCCCCGCGCTACCACCGCCTCCACCGCCTCCACCGCCACACATTTTGACGGTCAGCCATTTAGCATTAGTAGGAACCGTATAAGTTCCAGATCCGCTTGTATAAACAGTTACCTGTGGGACAGCATGGCTAATCTGAGTTGAAGTATCTGGAAAAGTGATAGCAGAAGATGTATTAATGCCATTAGTAGTAAGCGTTCCAGTTATTGTCTCACTCCCAGTGTTTACTACGCCCGGAGTCGTTATTCCCGTTGTCCCATTAATTACTACCGTCATAATCCACCTTTAGGAGGTAGCAGTGGTACTGTAAGTTACGGTGACGGTGTCACCGGCTGTAACGGCTTTAGGGACAGCGAAAGCGCCTGCGCTATACAAGGTTCCACCAGTGCTGCTTTGTGTATTTACCGCGCCTGATCCAAAAACCAAGAAGCATCCACCAACGGTGCCACCAGCACCCGTAATCGTATAGACAATACCCGTAGCTGTGGCTGTTACTACGTTAGAACCAGAGGTAGAACTTCCATTACCTGTAGGAGTACCAAATACAGCTGTGCCCCGTACAGCAGAGCCACTTACTGTGTAGTTAACAAATTCAGTCCATCCAGCGTGAGACGCCATCGTATCAGTGGGGGAGAAAGTGTTAGAAGATCCAGACACAAGTCCAAGATACGGACCTACCAAAGTAGTAGTCGCCTGAAGCGCCGCCGTAAGCATGAGAATCTTACCGACCTGATCTACCTGATTTTCAAAGTCTTCTTCCCATTTAAGGATACCATCCTCACCGTGACATACGACATGGTACCGTCCAGATAGACCCACTCCGTGAGATGCAGACGAGTTATACCCGGCAGATACCTGCGCGTGGTCGCCAAAGTTTGAAAGTTCGTTAATCATGTAAACCTCTTACTCGAATCTAATAATAGCGTTGTTGGCATCGTCTGCCGGAAAAGTGATTGTAAACGTGCTTGACGCCGTCTTATCAGAACCAAAATCCAGCACAGCTACCGCGGCTCCAGTAGTGCTGTTATATATCAAAGCTCCACGACAAATGAACGATGCGGGGTTCCACACTACCGTAGCAAAAGACACGTAAGCCACATTAGCGGTGTTATCAGAGGCCACAGGGATAACTGTAAGCGCTTTACCCCCAGCGGTGTACCCGCCACCAGTAACTTCGTTAACAGAAGTATAAGTCGTAGTAGAGTTATTCAGCGTAGCATTAGCGTTATACAAAGCAATTTTGTACACATACGGAGAAGACGCAGTGAAATTCTCCAACCCGCTTAGTACGTTCTGTTTAAATACTGTGGTTTGGCCTTGGACTATCATGGATTCACCTTATTCGATTTAATTCGATTTTCGGAAGCTGGTATAACCTGTAAATTCCAAGGTACGTGCAATCCAGATACATCTTTTCCTTGTAATGGCACTATGTGGTCTACATCCCATTGAAACCCAAATGCCTTTGTCCTTAATCTAGCTAGAGCGTATACTTCATCTATAAGCCATCGATCGTCTTTTGACAACCAATCGGGGATTCTTTTTAATCTATTTGCCTTTTGGGCGGCTGTACATTTGGCAACAATGTGGGGATTTTTTTTGCGATACGAGCTTATGCTAGCTTGTATCTTTTCCTTATTCTCCAAATAATACCGTTTAGTGGCTTCTTTAATCTTACTGTAATGCTTAGCATACTGGCTGTTATTATGCTTTTTCACTCCTTCTGGGTTATTTTTACGCCATGTAGCAACTTTGTTAGCTCTACAAATAGTACATTCGCCGGTTTTAGTACGTCTAGGAGCTATGTGTTCGTATAGGCAGGCCTTACCAGTGAAGTATTTAGCTTCACCTTTATCCATAGCCGCTTTACGAGTTCTTTCCATTACGGTTTAACCTGCCCTATTCTGTACTGCCCGTCGCGGTACGCGTCACCACGCTCTAACCCGCTTCCAAGTCTGTTCAACTGCTGCAGAGCTTCTTGGAACTTGCTTTCGTAATATGATATCAGATCTTGTTCCTGTTTCATAAAAAGTGCCGCTTCACGCATAGCACCGTAGAACAACACAGGGTCGTAATTATTACCGAGCCAGCTTGTACCGGTGGAGTTAGATATACCGCTAACAGTCACTGTAAACCCAGTACCTGTAGGACCAAGCGCGGAACAGGTAAGGATGTCACCCACCACATAAAAATTCCCACCAAACTTAAGGCTCACTGAGGTGATTACCTGACCTGCAACGACAATATCGGCTGAAGCATTAGCCCCTGAACCCCCGCTAAGCGGCACGTTCTGATATACACCATTTGTATAAAGAGATCCGGCTGTAAATGCGCCTAGTGCGCTAATCTGGCCCTGTACTATAGTCGGTGGGTAGTAGAAATAATGCAGCTCTACAGAATAATTCTGGTCGGGAGTAGGTGCTAGGATGGCGCTTAAGTTGTTGATATTACCTGTTTGAGAACCGAACAATCCGTAGTACTTAGGGATTCCAGTCTGACTCGAATTTGGGTACGCCTCACGCAGATAATTTACATCCTTGTTGAGAAGGTAATAGTAATTACCCGTAGTATCCACAGCAGCCAAAGAATACGTAGATAGATAATCGCTAGGCAACGACAAGTACGGGTTTGAAGCCGTTACACTACCCATCGAATTTTTACGTAGCGCAGGGATCTGTACTGAATTATAGATACGGGTTTCCGCTTCCTGTATGAATACAGGAATATTAGCTACAAAAAGAGCTTCCGTATTTTCAGAATACGCCTGAATGCTGTTATAGATATTTTCGTAGTTCACGGCTTATGCCATCGGTCCTCGGCACTTCGTGCCCTTAGTAGCTGCACCGCCGCCACGCATCGTCGTTTCAGGGTTCTTGTTATCAGGAACATAGTTACCCTTACTGAGTCCACCTACGGAGATATTGAGCTCGGTCATGACCTTCGCGCCCGGAGTATAGTCTAGCGTTTCTGCAGGTTTATCCTTAGCCATATTAACCTCCTTGGTTCTTGGCACGAGCAAGGTTACGACCATACTTACGCATGGATTCGCCCGTTACTCCGCCCTTCTTCATACCTTTAAGAGCTTCCTTCTTAACAACCTTTTTAATCAGTTTCTTATCTTCTGCTACGTCGTCGTGCTTAGCCATAAGGCCTCCTAAGTCGTTTGTATAGTGACTGTACCTACTTCCCCTACAGCAATCAAGTAGTTAGGAGTAAGACCCATATCGTTTGCTCTTGATCCACCCACGGGGTTCCACCCCCATTGGATAACTCTGCTACCACCGCCCGGAAAACCAAGGCCTAATTCTGAAGTACCGCCAGTAATATTAATCTGTAATCCCGTGGTACCAGACATGTAATATTCAACGTCAGGCCTAGGATCCCGTACAGCCCAGAAATCTGTAACCGGGAACATACCAATCTGCAACTGCGGATGATCTTTTTCGTAGCACGTCTTACAAACCTTAATGTGCCATGGTTTAGTCTTGAGCGTCTGGGTGCGTAGTTCTCTGAGTTTGTATCTCTGACCACACCGATCGCACGCGGCGATCGAAAACTTACCAGACGCAAACTTACCAGACATTACCTGTAGTACCAGAGGCTACGCGGTACGAATCTATCTGTGGCCTTTTCGCGGTCTTCGTCAGCTGCAAGTTGGAACTGCTGCTCATAATTTGCCTTGAGCTCAGCTCTTCGACCGGGGTCCACACCTTCTAGCTTTTCACTCAAGTAATAGGCCATACCAGCCACCATAGGTGGGATCCAACGGAACGGGATATCCTGAGTAGTAGCGCCGTTACCAGCGTCTTGCATGCGTCGCATGCGGTAATACACGAATGTATACTGATCCCCCGGAGCATTAGGCGTAGGCCACAGATTCACACTAGGAAGCTGGTAATTAAATACCGAAGCACCGGATATATGCGCCGCCGCCGTTGTATTGGCCTGTCCTCGCCATGCGTTGAGGATCTGGTTACCCACTAAGTTCTGATACGCGATAATTTCGCTATCGATCTGCACAAAACCCGTAGTCGGTAAATTAGCCGCCGAGACAAGAGTCAGAGTGGTATCAGTAGAAGCAGCTGCCTGCGCCAAAGTAGTCTGCGGGATAGATGACAAATTACCAGTAGATCGATTAACCCACATCTGCAACGGCCTGCCGTACGCATTCTTGTTAGGGATAAACGCATAAGTAGACTCGGAGATCCGAGTCACGTTGATATCGATCTGGTTGACGATCTGCCCGTTATACTGGCGGGTTACCGCATCTAGAATATCCAGCGTATCCAAAGGGAGAGCATAGATAGACTGTCCTGTATTGAGTGGGATCTGGTCCTGTTCAATAGTCCAAAGGTTAATACCTCTGTTCAGCCACTCGATAGTTAGGATATTCATAGACCGTCTAGCGGTACGGAAGTCATAACCACTACGCATCTGCTTACCGACGCGCTCAAAACTTTCCTCAAACAATTCGTCGAGGTCTAGGTTAAAACTCGATGTACCGCTAGTAGCCATGAATTACTCCGCTACGGCATCAGCCTTCTTAGACTTCTTCGGTTCTGCATCTGCAACAACTTCTTCTACCGTTTCAACAGCCGGAAGAGTAAGAAACAGAGCGAACTTATCAAGAAGCTTTTCCTCATATCCGGAAGCCGCGTGGCCTTCAGCGCTGATAAAAGAAAGAATGTCCTGCTTAGAAATAGCCATTATTTAAATCCTTTGAGAGTTTTCGCCAAGCGTGCGCGTTGTCCCATTTTACCGGGTGCCTTAGCCGCCTTATCCAGCTTTTTAGCTGGGATCTTTTCACCTTCCTTTACACCCAAAGCACTCCTAAGAGCACCGGGCTTCTTGATTGCTCCGGCAATCCAACCACCTTTTTTGTACTCAGTAACCTCATTAGGGTTATCTTTCCGTTTGATGGTCTTCTTGCCGGGCATCTTGGAGGGTGCAATATCACCCATACCGCGACTGGGACGCATTAGACTTTACCGCCTTTACACATCTTAGCCACTTTGTCCATTTCGTGCTCATACCCTGCAGCATGCTTCTTGAAATGTTCCTTGTGGTGTACGTGGCCACCGTGGCTGTGCTTAGCAATAAAATCGTCGTGACGAACCATATCCGGGCCAGACATAGGTTCCATTGCTTCTTTAACTACTTTAGCCATGATTGCACCTACTTCTTCTTGGTCATGCCGCCGCTGCACATCTTATTGCCGGCCATAGTAACTTGCTTACCCTTGGTCTTACCACGTTCAGCAATACCATCGCGGCTAGGAGCTGCGGTCTTAACTTTGCTCATAGGTTCAGAGAGTTTACCTTTATCTTTAGCCATAACACTTCCACCTTTATTAAAAAGAGCCATATCCCCATGGCGGGTTTTAGGCTTATTGATTTTCTGCCGGTCAGGACGACTGGCTCCTAAACTACGCATCATCTTCACCATTCAACAACGTCTGCACAGTCTTAGTCTCGTAAATGCGTATTGCAGTCCACACTATAGAAAACAAGGCCGCTACAGCGGGTAACGCGTCCATTAGAGTACCTACTACCGTCGCAAAGGATAATGCGTCAATTATATGCTTTACGACTTCATTAATGTGTTCGTATGGGTCGCTCATTTGCAGTTCCATGCCCGTAAGGACTTGTTTATACGACTATTTGGATCCTTAGCCGTCTTTGACGAAGTGTTCTCACGCTTCATGCCTTCCATTCTGGCGCAGAACGATTTACGCCTAGCAGCGTCCTTGTCCGTTTTCGGGTGTGGGGCCGGAGGTTTAAGATCCATACCCTGTTTCTTTGCAGAAGCGCGACCCTTGGCGTTCAAGCCTCCTTTAGGGTTTTTTCCTTCTGCGCGTTGCCAAGCGGGTGATTTAGCCATAGCAAATACTAATCGCACTTAAGTTAGTGCTAGACAAATAAATACCGTTTTGCGCAAGGATTCCTTCTCCGGGTATGAGAATCTGGAATGGTTGAACTGCTGTAGAAAATTTGAACTGGAACAGAATGTTCCCAGAAGCGGCGCTAGCATTATCGTAGAGAGTAAAAGTACCTGCGGTACCGTTACCGAGAAATACAACCTGCTTCAGCCTAGATCTACCAACGTACAAAGACCCCGTAGCTGCGGTCGTATACGCCGAATTGACATCATATTGCATTGTCATGACTTATCTCCTTTAGCAAGGTAAAGGGGGTCCGAAGACCCCCCACTCGAATTAGTCGAGGTTACCGTAGGGGTAAGTCGTGGTGTTACCGAGATTGGTATCAGGCTGTACATACTGAACAGTTACAGCGAACTTACCTGCATTTACAGAAGTAAGAGAAGAAACCGTCAGCGCCAGAGTCACAACTACCTGTGAGAAGAAAGCAGGTTCAGTAACATTCGGCCAGTTAACATTCTGCACGTCAGCCAGAGTAGATTCAGCACTAACATACTGCGTAGCAGAGAACGTAGCAGCGGTACGTCCAATAGTGCCACCCGTAATAGCAGCTGAAGTCGCATATACACCAGCAGAAGTAGCGAAGTTATTGGAGATGTAAGGCTGAATCGTCGTTACAGCATGAGTGCCGTCAGTAGGCTGAACAATCTGGTCAATGTAGATATTGCTGATGTTAGCTCCTACTGGGAGGTAGAAAACCACACCGCGGTAGTTAGTACCAGATGCGTCAGCAGTTGGAGCTGAGATAGTCGGAGAAGCCGAAGAGATTCCAGACTGCGGTACATAGATAGTAGCATTGGTGTTCGGGATGTCATTAGCCCAAACAAACTGACCTGAAGCTCCACCGTAGTTGGCTGAGCCGCTATTAGCTACAGAAAAATCAAGTACTGCAGCCTGCTGAAGTACGGTATAACCAACGTCACGTTGGGGTCCAAACCGGTTATCACCTGAAAGAATTGGACCTGTAAAAGTACTACGTCCCATTTATGTATCCTCATGCAAAAGCCCTATACCGATCGTTGCATCGTCTGCTGGGTCAGTGGTGGTATAGGAAAAAACCCCAGATGTAGGTTCCTTATAAGTTATTTATAGGGTGGTGTCAATCTCTTTAGATGATTCTCCCTTAAGCCGTATTCCACCCCCGATCGAGGTGAGAATTGCACCGACTCCTGCACCGACTTCAAGGGGTGCGGCTCCGACAAAAATAGCCACGCCAACCAACCCAACACCGATAAAACCAAGTATACGGATAGCACAATATGTTTCATTGTTCTGCTCCGTTAGTAAATCTTTAACGATTTTCATTTGTTTCTAGACTCCATCATTTTGCCCCGTTCTTCGGGATTTTGCCATGCTTTTAGCATCTGTTGCCTTTTCGATTCTGCACGTTGTTCTGCTCCGCATTGTGGGCACCCGCGGCCTTTACGGAACTGCGCTGAATATTGAGAGAATACACCATGGTTAGGGCAAATACAGCCTTCTATACGCACTAGAGCCCCGGAATACACTGCATTGGAGAAGTCGTACCGGTTACGTATTTCTTCGGGGAACTTGGCTAGGACGGATTGGAAATCTGCGGGTTGTTGTTCTACCGCGTTTCTACGCATGTTTTCTTGTGCTCGCGCTAACCCATCCGGAGTGAATGTTCTTGGGCCTTTAGGCACCCCACGTTGCGTGTCACCGATTTTCTTGCGAGTTTCTTCTGATATGGTTTTTCCGTAGCGGTAGTGATCTGGTCCAGTAGTTTTCCCTACTCTGGCTTCACTTAATTTTTTTCTATCTTCTTCAGACCATTCTGCTCCCGTCCTAGGATGCGGGTTCTGAGAATAGTAATCACGCATTGTTTGTGCGTGTTTAGCTCGAAGTTCTGGACTAGCATTGCGCATAGGAGCATTGGCGTGTGGTGATACGTTATAGCAATACTCTTTACCGTAGTGTTCGTCTAACCACTTCTGTTCAGCTGGAAACAACTCATCCTTGGTTCCGTACTGCTCAATCACTTCGAATTTAAAGCAGTCTTCTCCATACTTTATCCATGCACGTTGTAAAGCTACGCATACATGAACTCCTGATCGAAGATCTTTACGGTGTGCCCAGAACCGTTTACGTGAATCTACCGAGCTCCCAACATAGAACTTACCGTTGACGACGTTTCGAATTTTGTAAATGACGTTTTTCATGTGTACCTCCTTTGATGTTAGGTATTAAACCCAAGAAGAAACGGTGTGTCAACAGACAAAAAGAAAGGGACCCGAAGGTCCCTTCCTCAACAACCTAAGTTATTGATTTTACTTAGTAAGCTCCGGGTGAACCGAAGATTCCCAGCGGATCGGACCACCCGAATGAGTATCGCTCACGAGCCTTGTAACGAACGTTACCAGTATCGAAGTCACCGTCCATAGACTTCTGCAGCGCAATACGCTCGAAGTGCTTAAGACCGTTCGGTACATCAGTGGTCAGGAACCATGCGTTCGGGTCAGTCAGGAAGTGGTTAATGGTATAACCTTCCGGAACAACACCGTTGTTCTTGATCGCATTGATGTCGTTGTTGTTGGTACCAACGCGGAGCTCGGTTTCGAGCAGGCGAGTAGCAACGAACTGAAGTGACGGAGGAACGATAAGCTTCTTAGGCTTAGCAGCGATCAACATCGAGCGTTCGTCGGTCCAAGCTGCGATCTGAATTACTGCCGCTTCAAGAGAGGTTTCATTCAAGTCAGCCGGGGTAGACGGCGTGTTGCTGTTTAAGCCACCACTAACAAGCGGGTGAGCAGAAGAGAACAGAGAGACGCCATCACCACCAACGTAGGTAGCATTGAAGCCGTTGTTCAGAACCGCAGCAGCCTTAACCTGCTTCGTGTAAGCCATAGCACGAGCCAGAGCCTTCGTATAACGTGCAGACAGTGAGTCATACAGGTTATCTTCGATAGCTTCTTCAGTGATGGAGAAGCCAAGAGCAATGGTTTCGTGGTTGTAGCGAGCAGTCCATGCTTCCTGTGCATTGTCGTACGAGATCGCTTGACCTTCGTTTTTGACCGGTGCAGCTGAGAAGCCAGACAGCTTGGTTTCTTCTTCGAAAGAACGTTCAGAACTCTCAGTTTCGTAGATTTCCTTGTGTTCTTCACCATAACGAGCGTACTCAAGACCGAACAGAGCGTTCAGACCGGGGAGGAGCTCCTTAAGAAGTTGGGCGCGTGAAATAGCCATTTAAGTAATCCTCCTTATACGCCAGCAGCGTTAGTGTAGCTATGGAAGCCCTGATTCCAGACAACCTTAGCTTCAGGATACCCAATGAAGGTAACAGCCGTGCCGCTAGCCAGCGTAATAGCAGAAGAGACCGTAACGGTCGTGCCATTGACGTTAGTAACAGTAATGAAGTTACCAGCAAGTGAACCCGTGCCGGTCGGTGCAATCAGCTGCATACCAGCCTGAATAGCAGTGTTAGCTGCAGTCAGGGTAACCGTGGTGCTAGAGCCAGAGGTGCTAGCGACAGCTGCAACAGATACCGCAGTATCAGGAACGAGCTGAACAACACGGAACGGAAGAGCCGTGGTGAAACGAGTGTTACCGTTGCTACCTGAAGAGATAACGCCACCAGAAACAGACATAGCAGAATCACCAAAGGTGGTGCTGCCAGACGCGCCAGTAATAGCGTATACGTTGGTACCAACGAAAGACTCAGAGAAATAACCGATCGTGGTGCCGGTATTAGCCAGCGATGTGCCCTGATTGGTTACTGCAACCTGAAATACCGTGCGCGGATCGTCAACTACGTAAGCAACTGCGTCCTGAGCAACGGTGCCAGCCGGCCAATACTGAGCACGAATGCGCTGATTGGTACCCGGATTGGTATATTCAACACCTACGAAAACACCGATAGTGCCGGCTACCGCAGTACCCGGAGAGTTAGCAGCGCTCATAGAAGTTGCAACAAGTGTACCGCCAGAGAGCTGTACGAGGTCACCATCAAACAGGCTGGTAGCGTAGCCCGATGCAATCGGGATCATACGAGTAGAACCTGCGTACGGAAGACCACCAAGCTCATTGATCGGCTTGAACCCGTAAGGGGCCGAAACAATAGGATAAGCCATGGGAAACTCCTAAATTAAAAAATTAAGATCCTCTGCCGAAGCTATGCTCAGACTTACCTTCCTTGAAGATAGGCATACGAGAATCGCTTTGGCGCATCAGATTGTTATCTACCGCTTCCGTTTGAGCTGCTGTCTGACGCTTGATGTAATCGTTGCGCTGTTCAACAAACTCCATCGGAGTCTTGCAAAGTAACAATCCGCCAATCTCAACATTGTCTTTATATCGACTATTGGGATCGACTAGCAGAGTGAATTTCGGTTGCTCTTCCAAACGGCATGGTTCCCAGCCTTCGCGGAACTTGGATGACAAGTTGCGAGCGTTATGAGCACCCATTACCGAGGCAGCAATCCAACGATAAGCATAACCCGGCTCTTTGTCAGGCTCGGGGAGAAGTTCCGGAGGGAGCCACTGCTTCTGGCGTTCCGCAAGTTCTCGGGTATCTGCTTCTCTTCCAATTCTATTTGTAGCCATGTCAGGCCTCCAATTTCATAAGTTCACGGACGTATTGTTCAGGCGTAAGGCCCAGCTTCTTCGCAATAGATACCTGCGATTGATTGAGTCGTACTCGTTTAGGCGCAGTAGTTCTAGTAGCTGAAGCTACGACCGTGGCTGGCTTAGCTTTTGGCTTGTCTGCTTCTGGCTCTGCCCTGTCGTCCCCAAAATAATCGGGGAAGCGTTTCCGCATCGTCTTGTCCAACTCTGCGTAATACTTTTCGGAACCGATCTCTACACCGTTATCCTTAAGCTCCTCGTGTACTCCAAGAGCGGTAGCAGTCATTACCCGGTTCTGTCCGAACCATTGGTTTTCGTCCTGCCACTCCAATACCCTACTATCGGGGCGAGGTACTTGCGGAGCTTGAGGGGGTATATACCGTTCCTCTTGTGCTGTTTGTACACCACTAAATTCATCTTGTAAAGACTTTTTATTTTTAGTGGTATTAATGGTTTCTAATTCGACCTGAAGCCTAGTCATTTTCTCCTGAGCTTCGGCCATAGCATCGGAATCACCCGCTTCATACGCATCCTTAAACTCGCGCTTTACTGATTTAAGCTTTGCGTTAGTAGCTTCTTTAAGGCTTTCTTGGTATTCATCAGCCTTTGAATTAACAAGTTCTTTAATACGCTGGTTCTCAGCGTATAGCTTGCGAGCAGCATCGATTGCTACTTGGTGTTCCCGCTCCGCCAATTCACGAGCACGTCGCTCGTCATTCCATACCCGCTTCATACGGATAATCTTGTCCTTGGCGGCTTTATACTTGGCTAGGTCGTCTATATCGTCAACATCTATCTCAAGCTGTCTTACTTTTTCGGGGTCCGACGGAGTCCTGCCTCGGTCTTCTTCGGGAGTATCGTCCTCGATCTCGATCTCAAAATCATCCCCAGCTACGACGTTATTAGGTTCTTCGTCAGGGAATTTAAAATTCATTTCATCATTAACGGCCATGTCCGCCTCCTATTAAAATTTACGCTTAATGCCGCGTGGATCCTGTACCACAGCTTCTACTGAGTCATCGTTGATGATTCGGAATTCACGGTCGTGAATTACCAAACGTGTGCCTGCGTTAGGACGTACCAACACAAAGTCACCTTCCTTACACCAAGCTTCTGTAGGGAATCTGTTCTCATCCTTGTAGCAATCCGGTCCCATCTTTACTACAAACAAAACCGTCGTAAGAAGTTCATCTACACGCCGTGTCTCGTCTGCCTTGAGAATACCGCTATCAAATTCCTTTTCAGATTCGGGAATAGCGCACAGAATGCGATACCCTTTTGGCTCAGGCAACTGTCGTGCCTTGTCTTCTGCAGCCTGATTAAGTACTGCCCCCAAATCCACCGCTTGACTTAGATCAAGATTACTCATCGTCCGAGTGCTCCATACGTTTTTTAAGGTCTGAAATTACGAAACATGCAGCCTCCAGACCCCGAATCTGACCACATGTGTACTTATACTCCTCGTAAGAAGAGATCTTGTTTGTAGATAAAGCGTCGGACAGTACAGCTATCCTGTTCTTCATCTCATTAATGAGATACTCAAACTCATTCATTATTCATCCCCCGCCTTGGGTTTGTTCTCCTGCTTCCTTGCTGCCAACTCAGCCATGTCCCTTTGGTGAGCAAGATCTGCCGCTTTGTGTACGTTGGTTTGCTTAAACTCAGCCGCGTGTTGTCTAAGTTCGTCCTCGTGCTTTAAAACCTCAAGTGCCCGGTCCCTATGCTCCTGACGGTGCTCGTGGTTAATGTTGGTCATGTGCTTGAACATATCAGCCGTGATATCAGCCTTCTTATCCCTTAGATTCTCAGCCCTATCAGCGTCGGCATTCGCCGCATCCACCATCAGCTGCTTACCCTTAATAAGTACATCCGCGGCATCCCTCTTGGCTTTAAGCTGCAAGTCCTGCTGTCGGAGCTGCAAGTCCGCTTCGTCCTTCTTGGCTTTGCGCTGGATCTCCTGACTCTTGAGCTGAAGCTCTTGTTGTTGCAACTGCACCATCGGATCCTGTGCCTGCTGAGCTGCCTGCTGCTGTGCGGCCTGTGCTTGGTTCTGCTGAAGGAGCTGCTGTGCAGCCTGCGCGAGGAGCGGAGCGAGGCGAGCCTCAACCTGCGGGTCAATATGTACGTCTTCCCCAGACTCATCCTTCTGCGGCGGTAAGCTAAAGCCAAGCTGCTTCTCAATCTCTACACGGTATGCAAAGCCAAGATGCTCGTTGATATGGGCCATGGCCGCGGCCTGAATAGCAGGTGCGCTCGGATTGTTCTGTAAAAGCTGCTGGATCTTGGGATCCTGCATCGCACTCATGTGTACCGCAATATGTGCTTGGTGATCTTGGTATGCGAATGCTTTAACAGGTTTCTGCATGAGTACCGCTTGGTTCTCCGAGATGGGGTCCATAGGTTTCTGATCCTCATCCATTGGGACGAGTTTTTGTGCGTTTTTAATACCCAGTACTTCCAGCATCTGACGGTAGAGGAGGGGCTGATTGAAAAGCTGTGGCGCACCTTGCGCCAGTTGGAGTACCGCTTGGTACTGGACAATTTTTTGCGCCATCGTTGAGGCGTTTGGATCTGATACCGGAATGACATCAACGTTCGAATAGTCCGACTTTCTCGCTTTGCGAGAGCCTTCATCTGGATCATAGTTATAGTCCTCAGGGGCATACTCAGCGATGATGTGCTTAAGTAGCTTAAGTTCTTGCTTTAGAGAGAAGTGAACACGGGCCTGAATAGCGGACATCGTCTTAAGAGTCCGTTCCAGAATAGCGAGGGTGGTACCCACCGGAGCCTGTGCAGACATATCTGACAGGTTAAGATCCGCGGTATTAGCGAACCTACGACCTTCCTCAATGATCTTATCCATGAGGCCGGCAAGAACCTGTGAGGGTTCTTTATAAGGAAGGGGCATAATGTTGTCGCGCATCGTACCGGATGGGACATCCACATCCTTCCACTCGCCGGGACCGATCGGAGTATCGTCACCCTTAATGCGAAGCCCACGAGTCTTAAACCCACCGGGCAGGTTAGCAAGGGTACCTGCATCTACAAGCTGTCGAATAATCGACGTGCCGCTCTTAGCGTATGCACCGATAAGATGGATCAGACCGAAGTAGTAGAACCCAAATCCGGGGATGTAACCGTAATGTACAAAGTGTTGACGCTTCTGATGAGTCTCATCATCGGGTTCCCAGTTGCGGCGAATAGCCAGAATCTCCTGAGTCCCATGCTCGATTGTAACAACATAGGGCAGTGCGATCCCGGTCTCATTCTCGTCTTCGTCTTTGTGTTCGAACCCTTTGAGGTCAAGGTCAACGTGCATTTCAAGGATCTTAAACCGATCGTCCGTAGTAGCCCGGAACCCCAGTTTCTCAGCGATGGTCTTCTCGACTTCGTCAAGAGTCCCAACAGGATCCCCTAACTCTACATCACGGTAGAACCCATCAACCTGAAGCTGCCTGAGCTGGTTCTCGGTCTTACGCATGACATGGGTTAGTCTCGGAGTAGACTGAATGTCCGATGCACCGTATGGAACTACTACATCTTCTGCGGGCACATAGAGTGCCACCTGCCGGCCAATGGACGGATCGAAGTACACCTTTTTAAAGGCATTACCTGAAAGGCCAAGACCCCACAGCATACGCTCGGTCTCAGGCCGGTATTCCGGCATCTCTTCCGTCAACTGGTAGTTCATATCATCCTGAACACGCTCAGCAGACTTTTTCTTCTCCGGAGTTTCCTTACCTATAATAAGAGTCTTAACCGGGCCTTGCGCCGGGAAGATAGACATCATAGTTTCAGCTTGGAACTTAACAAGGGCTTCCGCCAACAGCGGGTGGTACACACCACAAGCACCTTCCCAAGGCTCAGACCGCTCTTCAATCTTAAGACCAAGCAGTTCTAACCCGTCACAATAAGTCTGGATCCAGTCCTTACGCCCTGACGTGTCACTCTCGAAATCCCCAAGCAGGTCACCGGCAAGTTCAGTAAGTGCACCTTCATCCAGCTCCTCAGCGAGGTTGGCATTGAATTCATCGTCGTGCTCAGATCCCGGCTCAATAATAACTTCCAGACCACCCATACCAATCGTTACGGATTCCGGATCTTCAATCTCAATTTCGATTGGCTCCTCATTCTGAGAAGCTTGTGTGATACCTAAAGGAGCTGCGTACAGGGACTTGTCAATAGCCATGGAAACCTCGGTTAATAATTTAGTAGAGACTCAGCTATTCGCTGCAGCTCCTCTTGGGTTGCATTGTTCTTTATCCGGTTAGCGCGTAGCGATATAACGCGGCAGTTATCTGGAGTATACCCTCCAGTGCTGTCCTTCCTGTCGATCGATGCACTAGCGTCGGTTGGTTTACTGCCGTTATACACCAGTAACGTCCCTAATAGGGGGCAGATTGCCGCCATGTTCTCGTAAAGCCATTCTTTTGTCAGTGAAAACTCTAAATTATTAAGTTTTGCGCGTCTTTTTGCGTTGTGATAAGCCATTTCTACCCACTTTTTAATGGGATTTGCACGCCGTTTTTCGCGCTTTTTCGCTGCATTTGCGGTACTTTTTTCCTTATATAATGCGGTTTTTCGGTACTTTTTACCCGCTTTTTTAGTGCATTCACGGCATCTTGGTTTATGGCCTGTCTTACCTTGGCTGTCTTTGTTGTAACTAGCTAACGGTAGTTCTTTCTTGCAGCCGGTACATCGTTTGACGCGCATCTGTCAACTCCATTTGGACCCCGCGCCGCCATAGTTGTATAAGGATGTTACAACGACATGAATTTTCTCACATAATCAATAATATGCGCGTTTTTTTGCACGGAAATAAGAAATATCATCAGGCTCGTCAGAAGGTAGCCGTACAAACCCACCGTTTCTAAAACGCATCAGCGCCATCGTGGTCGTATCGACGTGGTCATCATGGGATGCAAAAGGAAATGCAGCAAGTTCTTCTACAACTTCTTCAGCCCACCGGGTCTCAGGCACCCACACAAGTCCGGATCTAATAATGTCCGCTATGGAGTTAAGCCTAGCCATCTTGTCTCCGGTACCCCTGTGGGGGGTATATTCTTGTACTGACATACCGGTACGTCGAAGCTCTTGGTAAAGCGCGGTACCCGCACTCTTCTTTTCTACAATAAACGCATCTGGCTGGTACTCGTTGTACTGTTCTTGTGCAAGATCCTTAAGTTCCGGAAACTCAACACGCTTCTTAATAGCGTTTAGTAGAATAATGTTGTATGCGTTGGTTTCCTCATTCATGAATACGCCCCACGTCGTAATAGACGTGAAGTCAGCACGGTTGTGAGTTTCTGCTGCAGCGTCAAGCGCCATAATTACGTATTCACAAGAAGGTGGTCGTTCTAGTTTCCATTTATTCCACCAATCTCGCTTAACGATAGCGGCTTCTTCACCGGTCGGATTCTGCTGATACTGCGCATTCCACTGGAATACCGGCATCGATGCCTTAGTGCGTTTAAGTGCCGGCAGGTCAAAAAACTCTGGCCAAAGAGGAGCTTCCTCTGGCGTGTTCTCATTGAAGATAGCTGGAAACTCAACGACCTCGTATTGATCGGCTTCCTCACTCTGGGTCATATCGCGGATCATTCGTCCGCTCAGGTCATCTTGGTGCCATCTTGTAGCAATAATAGCTACACGGCCTCCCGGCATCAGTCGTGTTCGCGCTCCGTACGCAAACCATTCATACGCTCGCTCAAATATATCAAGGTTGCCACTAAGTATGTCTTGCTCGTTATGAGGATCGTCAACCAAAAGGAGGTCAGCACCTCGGCCAGCCAAAGCGGAACCAACACCACAAGCGAAGTACTCGCCACCAGAATTAGTATTCCACCGACCAGCAGACTTACTATCTGCTGCCAAAGTGACTGTCGGGTATATCTCTTTGTACGCAACGGAATCAATGATGTTCCTCACTTTTCTACCAAAGTCCACCGCCAAGTCGGAGGTATGTGACACCATCAGGATTTTCTTGGTCGGGTATTTCCCGATAAACCATGATGGAAAATAGATAGAAGTAAGCTGGGACTTACCGTGACGAGGGGGCATGTTGATACATATTCGGTCTTTACGCCCTTCGGCGATCGCCATCAACTCATCCGCCAGCATCCTGTGATGCTTACCAACCTTATAGTCAGGCTGCATCTTCTTACAGAATTCGATCAGGTCATCGCGGCACGCTTGTGCCTCTCTCCTTTTATGCAGTTCATCGAGCAGCTGCTCTACCTCAGACGCCTCTTCCGGAGACAATATGTGCATGTTCTGAGCTAGGAAATCCAACTCCGCATCGTCAAGGACTAGGCTCACAGACCAAGTTCCTCATCTACATTAATAAGGTGTCCTGTCGTAGGAGTGATGTCTTTGGGTTCCCGCATAGCGGCGATCTTGGCACGGATGTTATTTACTAGGTCTTCAGTAGAGCGGTGAGTAACCGTGACCTCAGATTTTTCCGTAAACAACCCAACATCAGTGATCTTTCCTAGGAGTTCTAGGGCACGCATGCGGATTCGAGGATCGGGATTGTCCGATTCGAGAAGAAGTTTATTAGTAACTAACAGACGTATTTGATTGGCGTTGTCTACAACGCGTACCGCATGTTCAGTAAGAATAGCCTTAGCAGCGTAATAGGTAGCCGGCTTGAAGTCTTCTGTAGCACGCAGTGCTACCTTTTGCGTAGTTTCTTCCGGATAAACGGACGCTAGTACTGCACGTTCGGCAGTATCCACATCATCGTCTGTAAAGGCATCTTCGAACCCGAGGAACTCGGCGGTGCGGCACGCAGCCTCAACTTTCTCTTTGAAATCACTAAGCCTATTGCTGGATTCCGGAAAAGGAATTGTCAAGTCTGGATGTATAGATAGCATAACTACGCATTGTCCGCGTTAGGTTTTATAGGAACGTATTTGAAATAATAAAAAAATTTTTGTCAAGCCTTTTTATTTTGGTACGGGGGGTGTTTCTAGGATTGGGATTGGTTAGGTTGGGGATAAATTAGGGTGGGGATTTTGAAAAATTGGTGATCGTTCGTTTGGAATAGTAATACTAGACCCCGGATGGAACCAACTCTCAGGTTTGGGGTGTAGGGGTCGCCATGCCAACCTGCCAGAAAAGTACCGGTATCGGTATAAACCGTTTATACCGTTTTAATTCCAAGCGAGCGCGGTAGCGCGAGGCCCGGCTGATATTGTCAACACGTGTTGACATTCTTCATTGTTCTATTGTTTGCATTGTTTGCTTGTTCATGAGATAATTACTTCGTGGTTCGGGGAATTGTCCCCGGCCCGTGCCGGACTTTCCCGGCGCTCTTTTCGAGAGGTGTAATATGTCTACTGTTATCGAAGCAAGCCAAAAGTTTGTAGCCCAAGTCATGACCACGGAAGTCATGGGTATCGTCACGGACTACGCTAAACAAGCCGTTAAGAACGAAGGTAGCCTAAGGAAATTGTCTGATTTATTCCATCAAAAGGGCGGGCGCGTGGCTCATGTTCGCGCTGTCGAAGGTGAAACCCCGGAGGATAAATCGACTCGCCTTGAAATGGTTCGGGTATGGGATGAGGCCTTTATATCTGGCATGAACCCCACACATAAAGCCGTACTTGCTATGGACAAGAAAACAGCCAAAAACGCCACGGACAAACAAAAGGAAGATAGGCACACAGCTCAACGGATTCTGTCGGTATATCGCGGACGTTTTGTTGCGTATCTCGACAAGCTTGAAAATCCAAACGGTAAGCCGGAAAAGGAAAAGACCGAAAAGGAAAAGACGGAAGCCACCGGCGAGAAGTCACCGGAACAATTCATTCTCGAAGACCTAGTATCACTTCGTGGGCATGCCATGAAGTGCCCGGAGGGCGAGTTGATCGACGCAATTCTAACCTTCACTGCACAAGCTATTATGGCATTGGGCGGATCAATCGAGTAACACTATTGGGGCGGGAATTACCCGCCCCCTTTTTTGAGAGAACATTATGAATACGTGGACGATCTGGCTGATTATTCTTTCATGGGTTTTGCTACCCGGACTGATTGAGAAATTTCTTTGATCGAAGCCCCCGAAAGGGGGCTTTTTTGTGCCCGGAATTTACCGGCCCCCGTGATAGTGACTTGCATAGGCGAGGAACACAGGGAACAAGCGAACAAAGATAGTCCAACAACAATCGAACAAAGCTAGTCTGACAACACGCGAACAAAGCTAGTCCGGAACAAGCGAACAAAGCTAGTCCGGAACAAGCGAACAAAGTATGATAGTGACTTGCATAGGCGAGGAACATAGGAAACACAGAACAAAGTAGGATTAAAAAATGTCAACAGTGTTGACATTGTTAGTTTGTTGGACGGATTAGCGCTTGCTATTGTTCTTGATTGTTCTTGCTATTGTAGTTGGACGGAACAAAACTAAGTGCCTGTTTTTTAAAGTTTTTTTTGCTATTGTTCGTTTTGTTCCGGTCTGGGGGAAAATGCACCGACATTTCTTTCTTTCTTTCTTTTTCGGATTATTTTTCAGCACCAAGTAAAAAGATTCAAGTATAGTAAAATCAGTCATCTTAAGAACATTCGTTCAAACCGCACCACATAAGGGTTTCATCAAGAACAAAAGGCCAACTACAATCAGAACATTAGTTCAAACCGCGCCATTCCTGAATTGTTACCTTTTCCTATAAAAGTACCAAAATAACTTGACAACTACGTAACATAGTATAAAATATAGTCTCCATTCACTAACCCGTAGGAACATTGTTATGTCCATCAAGAACGCAATCGAACGTGCAGTGACTCAACCGCAACCGCAATCTACCGAGCAAGCCGATCCGATGTCAGAAAAAGCCAGAGAACGCGCGGACTCCTCTCTGATGCACCTACACGTGCCTAAATACGTCAGGAAAGAGCTAGTCCTATCAGCGTTGAACTCGGATGTAGCCGTAGGTAGGCTGGCAATAGAGGTGCTGAAGTCATGGGCAAATGCTCAGATTAAGAAGCGCGAAGGTCAAGAACACCTCGACTAATCACACACGGGGTAGCTAACACTACCCCAACAACCTAACAATGTAACTTGACAACAACCTAACAATCTGATATAATATGTCTTAACGAGTGGGATAACTTGCTTGTTACTTTTCCAATGTCAACAGTGTTGACAATTTTACTGGAGGTCATATGAACAACCGCTTCATCCTTGTTTGTCTCACCCTGTCGGGCATCGCCCTCATCGTCACCATCCTGTCATGGCTAACCAAACCATCAACCCCAACGGTGCAGTTATCAGCAAAAGACTGGATGTGCGTCGAGTCCGCACCAAACGGCCTTCAGGCCGAGTGCACAATGTATACCCGCGCAGTTAAGCACGCAGGAGCCAAACAATGAGTAAGGTAGAACTTTATTACGTGGACGCTAACACTCTCGTCCTCACCAACGGCTTCATCACGGACTACATCAGACTGACCGGCTCCAACCGCCGACCGTGGTTTTACTTAGATACCGCATACCTACCGCTGTCATCAGATAACAGATCCAAAATCAATGAGTATGCCTGTGAGCGTATCGTGCGTGAACGTAACGCTGAGATCGACCGTATCCTTGCTGAGGAAGGCACACACCATCCATGGGATGCACCGAGATCGTTCGCATGAGACTATGTCTAAAATGCTCTGAGGAAGTCCCAGAGAAGCGCTCTGCGCTAGGTTATGACACGTGCCTACCATGCGGTGAGGTGTATGCAAGAAAAAGACGGCATTGCATTGTAAATATGTCTAAATCTAACTACATGGTAGTAACAGACAGGGAAACCCTGAAGCAACTTAACCCAAAGAGGACATGACCATGTCAACCCTTAAATACGAGTGGAGAAAATACCTAAAAGAGATGCGGACAGACGGCTTCGCTGTGGTGTTTATAACACCAGATACCCTTAAGGGTATCGACCCGAGTGCAGTAGAACAGCACATGATTACAAGTGCAAAAGAGTTTATAGAAGGAGAATCAGATGATTGAGCGTGGCGAGATTTTCAAAATCGGGGCTAAGGATTATGCAGTAACACACGTTGATGTAATCAACGAAAAGGTAACCCTAGTCGAGGCCAAACCTAATAACCCCAATGACCGCGTAACAATAACCCTGAGTGCGAAAGCTTTGGGAGTATTACTAAAAGAGAATGACTAACAAAGACTAACAAACTAACACAAGCCGAGTCTAAAATGTCAACACTGTTGACATAACTACACACTAAACCAACAACTAATAGGTGATTTATGAACGCTAGTAACACATTTAATTTCAACACCCCGGAAGTATCCGCACCTTCCATATCCTCATCAGCCATGCTCGTAGAACTGTCCATATCACAGTGGACTGGTAAGAAAACTGACAAGCGGGTTACCCGCAACGTCAAGGCTAGTGAGGGTGCAGTAGAAGCAGCGGGTAGGTTTGCCAAGAGTCTATTACCAGACGAGCCGACGTTCGAGAGGTTGAACACATTAGTAGGTAGCGCACGTACCGAACACTATTTCTACACGATGCCATGGGCATCCAAGGGGCCGAGACTCTTAACAACCACGTTGTTCGTGGACTACCAAAAGACGTTGAGCGCGATTGTCAATGAATTCCAAAACGTAGCGCTTCCCGCTTTCCTAGATAACTACGACAACATGGTGCAACGTGCACCTAACAAGCTAGGGTCTATGTTCGACCCAGAGGACTACCCGGATGTGTATGAGATCCAAGGCAAGTTCTCAATGACTCTTAATTATTTCCCTGTACCAACCGCAGGTGATTTCCGAGTGGACGTAGGCAACGAAGCGATGGAGGTATTGCGGGATTCCTATGCTAATTACTACAAGGAACAGATGGCATCGGCCTATAAGGACGTATGGGAACGTACGTACAAGGTGCTCAAGAACATGAGCGACAGACTGGAGGGTGAGAAGGCACAAGCTTTCCATGGGACATTGGTTACGAACGTAACAGACATGATCGAACTGCTAGACAAGTTCAACGTAACGGATGATCCGCAGATGCAGAGAGCCAAGGAACGACTATCACAGGCCATGCGTGGCGTAACGAGCGAAGGCTTGAAGGAAGACAATTATTACCGCGCAGAAACCAAGCGCACTGTAGATAAGATCCTGAGTGAGTTCGAGTGGTAACTCGAAAATGTCAACACTGTTGACATAGGGTAGGTTAGTTATGGCAATATGGTCTTGGCAATTTATAGGAGGTCACAATGCCAAGTCTGAAAGGAAAGTCCAACCCGGC